TCACTATGGATAGTAACCTTATCGCCGTCTCTTATCTTACGAATACACATAGGTATAAACTTCTCAGGGTGTTGTCTCTCGCCAAATACATTCATAGTATGAGTGATATAAACTGGTAGTTGATATGTATTCTCATAGGCAACTGCTAACTCTTCTCCGCCTGCCTTGGTAGCACTATATGGATTTGTAGAATTATATCTATCATTCTCTTCATACTTGATACCATCAGGAGCTGGCCCAAATACTTCATCAGTACTAAAATATAAGAATCTTTCTAGGTGGTCGAGTGATCTCGCAAAGTCTAATATATTACAAGTTCCCACTACATTATCCATTACAAATTCCATTGGATAATCAATACTTCTATCTACATGAGACCCAGCAGCAAGATGTAAAATATAATCTACCTTTCCAATTTCTCGCCTTACGAGTGGATTTAATTCTGCCTTGAGATCATGCCAAACTACCTTGACTCTCTTTCTCTCATTCGGTGTACATTCATACTGTAGTATATCATTCAAGCGATTAAGATTACCACTATAATCAAGTCTATCAAGTGTGACTATATTCCAATCTGTTTGAGTTAGAATACGAGCAATCAAGTGATGTGCTATAAATCCAGCACCACCAGTAATCAATGCAGTTTTCATTCGTTTGTTGTATCTTCTAAAAGTCTGATAAAGAACCATTGATATGATTCATCATCGCCAAGTGAAAATTCCTCAAAGATGGCGTGTGCTTCATCATACATCTTTAAATCTACCAGTTCAGTTAATCTCTGACAATAGTAGTTTTCAATTAGAGTAATACACTCTTCTTTGGTTTTGTCCATGATTATGTATAAGAATTGGCGGAGGAAACAAAAACAAGGGGTATCCGACTCTTGAGTCGGTCACTGCATAGGAGGGACTCATTGACGTTGCCCTTGCCTTGTTTTGTTTCCTACTATTATTATAGAGCATCTAAGTCAGAATGGCGAGCCCTGTGTGTAGGTTTATCAACTGTCACAGTTGGTGTATATTCGTAACCATATTTGTTAAGATAGTTTTCAAACTGGTCATCAGGCACTTTGCCTTCCCAATATTCCTTCTCAGTATAAACTCTTTTAGTTTCAATTAGTTTCTCAGTTTCTAATTCATCACTCTCATCAGCATTTGTGTGATGTGTAACTTCTTTTAAAGTTTTAAGATAATCTAAAACGTGTTGTCTTATTTCCATAAGTTGTTCATAACAACCTTGATTATGAGCACAACCACGCAAATCGTGGTCTGGTTTTAATACTGACTCTGTGAATAGAGATAATGCTCTATCATATTTGATAGCTGGTGTTTCTTCCCCAACTGAGGCTTGGTCTTTCATTGTAGTAAGATAGTAATTTTACTAATTGCTATTGTCGCTAGAAAACATAACATAATTACAACATCAAATTGTTTATGTTTGATATAAAAGGGCATACAAATAACATCAGCAATAACGTGAATAATTGCACCATAGAGTGTTGATATATGTAGTATAACAAAATATGCAACAATAATCAAGCAAGAACCAGCAACTCGACCAGCAACTAATAAATTCATTTAATTAATTGTTTACTATTGAAATAGCTGGTTCGCCTTTGTTGAATACAGTATCAACAACCGCTTCAACTTTGCGAGCAGTGCTAATTCCTACTTTGCTATAGACAGGTATGCAAACTAAACCAAACGTCTTTGTGGCGTCGCCTAGACGTATTACACGTCCGATAGTTTGACTTATACCTATGTAGTCCATACTTCTAAGAAATAGAACTGCTTCCAATCCATTGACATTGATACCTTCACATAGAATACTATGATGTAATACTACAAACTTTTTAGTTGTATCTTTTCCCCAAGCATTAAGAGTATTAAAGAACTCTTCTCTATCAACCTTCTCGCCATCTACAATGGCGCCAGTTTTAGATGTGATAGTCAACCATGAATAACCACGCTCTGCTAACTCTTCAATGAAATCTGTTTGAGATAATAGAGCAATGATTTGTTTAGTTGACTTAGCACATATCAATACCTTATCCTTACATATATTATCAATCGAGTCAATCATCTGTTCGCAATCACGCTCAGCAACTAACTCATCTTTATGTAGTATTCTTGATTGATAAACTTCAACTTTAGGTGGTAATATGTAACCTTCTTTAACTAACTGTGGAGCAGGCACTTGACATAATACATTACCATACTCTGGCCAGTTCATACCCGCCTTAACAGGCGAACGACTATGCTTTGGTGTAGCAGTAAAGAAGTAACATCTTTTAGCAAGATGAGAGAAGTGTTCAGTAGCAGGGAAAAAGTTTTTCTGAACTGAATTATGTGCCTCATCAAAATAGATAGTATCAACTTCAATATCAAGTGACTCTTGTATTTTATGTAATGAATGATATGTTGTAAAGATTAAGATATTTTTAACACTATTATGATACCAGTTCTCAAGTTCATCAGTTTTAGTTGTACTGAAATGATGTGTCTCTCCACTATGAACATGAGCAACATCAACATCAGTAATATGCTCTAAGAACTCTGCTGATAGTTGATTTGCAAGTAAAATACGAGGAGCAACAACTACAATCGTACGAGCAATGGTTGATCTGAATCTCTGTTCAGCATCATTGATCATACACATTGTCTTACCGCCACCAGTAGGAACAATGATTTGTCCTTTAGTGTGACGAAACATTGCTTGTACAGCTTTAAGTTGATGTGGTCGTAGTTGCATGAAAGTATTAATCGTATATGTACATTATAAACAGACAGGGCGATATAGCAACCACCCCTTGTGACAGTATTTCAACTGGTTAGATATTGTCTTTCGTACTCTAATAGTTCTTTAGGCACGTCTAATATATTTGATTCGATTGGTTGAGCATACTTCCATTGAGTTTTATTCTCATCTTTCTTATATAATGATATGTTCAAAGAGTTATACTTCATGTGAGTGGGAACTAATACCTGATACTTATTATCTCGATTTGATGTAAGATCAGATAATGACTCATTCTCTCTTTGTGTGACTATAATCGTACGACATGAATACCAAAATATCTCTTCAAATGTCTCGTAGTCACTCAGATATTTCTCCTGATTATCCATAATCATACGACCAATAAACTGTGGCGATAAACAATGATCATGTACTGTTTTTGTTTTATTCAACTTATTATGGAAAGCATTCTCACTTATCATTCCAGTTGGATTTGGATTTCCACAATCAAACACACCAATGTAGTAATCTCGTGTGATGGCTCGATCCCAGTTAGGCGATGATCTCCATTTGTGTGAGTTTGCTTTCAGATTATTGAAAGTCTTTTCACAATACACTTTCCAATCTTTCTTCATGATATTCTTTGTATAGAGTTTCCTCTGCCTCTCTGGCAGCAATCTCGTGTGGTTGATCTTCATAGTCATAGTTGTCTACAAGTTCATTCTTGTAATACATCTTTGACCTTTTTGTTTTGAGAGTTCCATCAATAAATTGTTTCATGTGAAACATCTCGTGTAGTAAAGTCTTTGTGTAAGTTTCTTTATCAAGGTGTGTGTCAATCTCGATCTCGAAATTACGGGGGCGAAACCACCCACCCGTTGTATCACAATACCCAAGGCAGTTTTCTCTTTTCATTCCACGATGAATGATATCAAGAGTGATCTTATGTCTTGGATAATACTTGTTTATAAACCAAGAGGCAACACTCTTACATAACCTCGTAGAATAACCGTATCCAGAATGATAGATGTAAGACATACTCCCCAATGTAGAAACCAAACAAAAGAACTTACGAATAAAAGTTTTTCTTTGGAATTCATAAAAAAACGAAACTAAGCCTATTATAGACTTAATCTCGTAGTTAGTCAAGTTCGGTTGGTCAGTTTATAAACTGTCTAGACTGCGGCTTCTGCCGTGTTTCCCTCGGCGACCCACTCAAGATATTTTTGCCAATGTCTATTTCCAGTATCAGACGGTATATAATATTCAATACCGTCTTTAGTAAGTCTTA